TGGGATATAGCCGGAAGGGAGGTGATTATTTGATCGACCTGTGTTCTATTAGTAACAATGCCTTCGTCTTCCCTGGGTGGTCGAGGGGAATCTGGGGTAATGGATTCTCCTTTGGCCTTTCAATCGGGATTATTTTTGATCCCGATGCCCATGAAGAAAGTGTAGGGTGTGAACCTTTAACAGGTCTTCCAGATTGGAAAGGAGACAAGCCTTGTCTCCATTACAATTGGAAAGGCACCCTAACACTTTTACCGATTGGCTCCGCTTTTGTTAGCGGAACTCGGAAACAAGGTGATTACCTTTATCCGACCCAATCGATAACGAAGTACAGAGTCACATATGTCTTTGATGTTGTGATACTGTACGGACAATCAGGTAGTACGGTGTACCGCGGCCGTAAGACGTACAAAAATAGGACTGAACCTACGATTGTATATCTTAACTGGTTTTGGGACAACGACTATCTGATTGTGCATTGTTCGCACTACGACGGAATCAATGATTACTATACTAATTGGTCTGACATTTGTCAGTTCAAAGTTTATAGTCGATCATTGATCAAGACTCGGCGTCAGAACACTGGCTTGTTTGGACAAGAGTCGAATACGACATTTAATGATGTCTATCCGACTGGTCCTCTCAAGAATGTGTCCTTATGGCCGATCTCGGGTGAGTCGTCCGATCCCACAGAGCTGTTTGATCGTATACAACGATCATTACATGCTTATGGGGAGAACTTAGGACGATGTCTCTCCGCTCCTCCTAAGGAGTTGTGGGGAGACCTCACTGATGTCGCAGTGCAAAACGCGCAAGCTTTGGATATCAATTCCATAGCTTATGCCCATGATCTCATGACACTACGTCGTGATGTGGAATCCATATTGGATATCCTACACGGTCGTGTGTCAATGAAGAAATTGGCTGATGCCTGGCTCTCCTTTAAATATGGTCTTCGATTAACTCTCGGAGACTCAGGAGAATTAGGTCGTGCCCTTGGGAAAACGTTCTCGCCGAAACAGCAGAAGAAATTATATTCTGTATGCCGTGCGATGGACGAGCGCGTGTCCGTGTGTCAGAAAGGTCCCCTAAATGGGGTCGGTGTGCGTGATAAGTATAATCTTAAGATTTACTATTCACCCATCGACGACAAATTTTTGTCGCTCATTAAGACACTCATGGACTGGGACACACTACCTACCTTGCAAAACGTATGGGATTTGATTCCGTACAGTTTTGTAGTCGATTGGTTTACAGATTTCAGTCGGACGTTGAACCGAATTGACACTAATACGTATCTTAATACGTTAAGTGTCCTCGGTACAATCAAGACACGGAAAACTGTGATCGATTCGATTCCGATAGACCGTATCAGTCTATTGGAGAGAGGTAGATGGTCCGGGTGTTTATCTTTAAACATCTATCTAAGAAGTTTAAAGAAATCACTCGACCTCCCGCTTTACCGGTCTGGTTCACCAGATGAGTTCCGTAATCTTGTGGAACTCACGGCTATCATCATCCAAAAATTGCGACGACGATAGCCATATCTTACCGTGCATGTTTAAAGTGCACAGAAAGGAGGCCAACTATGGCCAAAAGTGTATTGTACAATCGTACAGATACACCCATACCCGGTGTTACAGAGTTAACAATTCCTATTGGATTAGTTAACTTCGGAGCGGACTTCAGAGTTCGGTCAGATGAGCCTGGTGAGGCCATCATCACGAACTTAACAAGTCCGATCGATCGACCGGAAAAGTATCGTTTTGCGATGAATGAAATTAAAGACATTTATCGCAATACCGGTATTGACACTACTCTCTACTCTCCGTCTCGGCGTGGAGCATCAGTGCTCTGCCAATTGACGGATACGTGGACAGTAGTCGACTCCGTCGATACTTCTTACGAAGTTGCCCTTCCTATTGAAGGTCATATCGTATTGAAGTTGCCAGCGAATGAGAATATCACCGCTGACATGGTTAAGGATTTTGTCGGTCGCCTAGTCTCCGGTCTGTTTGAAACAGGTACGGTAGCTAGCGATCGTATAAGATCCTTACTCCGCGGCAGTCTGCTACCCCTAGATTTATAGGAGGTAACATTCATGTCGAACCGGATCAACCAAGTTATCCTGACTTGGAAAGACGTCGAACGTATCGTTCGGCGCACTGCCGTCCGAAGGATGTCTCGCACACTAAAGGGTCGCGACTTGCGTTCTGCGCAGGACGCTATCCTTCTGTGGGAGATGACTTTGGTCGACCTCACTACTCCCTACGGTTCACCACCATCCTGGAATGTAAAACAGCACGTAAAATATGTGCTTAATACAGACCTTATGGATTTGGTGGGGCTGCTTAAGGAAGCAGATAAACTGTTAATACAAAATTGTATTGACGGTGAACCTGATTCCTACGATGGGTTTAAACACCATCTCAGCAGTGAAAAGATCCGAGCGGGTAATATCTTATTCCCGCTTAGGGGGTTGATCGAGCTGTGGTATGATCAAACATCCACAGACACTTTTCGGCGTCTCCATACGTCGTTCGTTTTCTTGTCAAGGTTGTCCCTTCGGGACGTCCCAGACTTGAGGCAAAAGGCTATGGAGGACTATCTTCGTATTGAGCAGTCTCTCGAGTCTGTTTCACCAACAGATGATGAGAAACTGATCATCTCGAGATGGTTTCCGAGGGTGCACGATGTTAGATTCAACACCTTATATCAAGATGTTGAATTCCAACATGGTCCCGGTGCCGTAGCCGATCTGAAACGTCCTAATCTTGCACTTAAGTACAAGAAATTAGGCGAAGATGATTGGACACGGTATCTGGATAATCGGTTGAATGAACGACCGATTACACCGCGTCCTCGAGGTAGTTTTGAAAGGACTGCCCGAGTGCGTTTTGTACCTAAAAGTGTGTCGAGTCTCCGTACAATTTGTATGGAACCGACAACGCTTCAATGGTACCAACAAGGATTCTTCAGGCGGATAGATTCTTACATCAAGAATCATAACTACCTGAAGCGCCGAATTTCACTAGAAAAACAGGAATTAAATCGTGAGCTTGCATTTCTAGGTTCGATAGATGGAAGTTTTTCCACTATTGACCTATCTGCAGCTAGCGATTGTGTTTCCTGGAATCTAGTGAAGAAGTGGTTCCACCAATCAGCTCTCCGTGAAATCGTTTGGTGTTGTCGCTCAAAAAGAGCTCAATTACCAAATGGTGACACGGTTAGGCTTAACAAGTTCGCTCCGATGGGGTCAGCACTCTGCTTCCCCATTGAGTGTCTTGTTTTTGCGGCGATTGTGGAAGCCTCGATCCAAGAGGTGGGAGGCCGTCCCTACGCATCTGAGTATCGCGTATACGGCGA